TGCACCATTATCATATAACTTTTTTTTGTATACTACCTTTTGAGTAGTTTTATAATTGAAATACATTAAAGTAGCTGTATCTCTATAAAACATATCATTTTGATAAAACTGTGCGGTATTATAATAATCATACCAACTTTGACTATATTGAGAAATTTTTTCTAAATCATCTTTTGTTAAATCAGGGTCTATCTTTAATAACTCTGTCATTGGAAGAGTTTTTATTTCACCCCAATAAAAACAATCTTTAAAATGTGGGTCTTCTGTATAACTATATACCACATTAGCCGGGTCTACATAACTAACCTTAACTCCTGCTCCCGGTAAGAATTCGTGTTTAGCCACAGAAATTCCAAGTACCGTTAAATCATAATCAAATCTTTTTCTTAAATCAATATATTTATTATCATCAAACAAAGTGTCAATAGCTACCTCTTGTGCTATTTCTATTGCAGGTTTATAATTAATTTGCATATACAATGATAACTCTTCATCATCCGCAGGTAAATCATCGGGGTTCATAGAAAAAGGGTCTAAGCCTGATTTTTGCTGTATAACCTCTAAGACAGGTTTAGCTACCATTTGACCTTCTATCATTTGTTGATACTTACTACGTTTAGATTGAGATAAAGCATCTTGAGCATAAGCATTTACTTTAAATAATCTATCTGCCATTCCATTAACTACAATATCTACAAACTTAGGAAGTATAGGAACGGGTGTCCAATCAAGATTTAAATAAGATAAATCTCCATCTACAGCTAATTCATTTTTATATTTACCAATAGGCTGTTCCCCTCTTGCATACAATCTTAATCTTTGAAAATCTCTATACTGACTATAAAACCTACAACTACTACTATCTTTTCTAAACCATTCGTATTGTATAGCTTGCCCTATCTGTAATCCAAACTCATCCGTCTTCTTTGTAGCGTCAGACACAAATTGACTTGGAAATCCTTGTTCAATAATATTTATGGTTACTTCTTTCATCTATCTAATAATTCACTTATAACCCCTTTATTGTTATACTTTGCAAAGGTAACACTTATTTTTGATTGTTTTTGTTCCGGCAGATATAAGTGTTTCTGATTTGCCATAATAGCAAGTCCCGAACTAATAGCAGCATCAAACTTAGTCCTATTATTAATATCAAATCTTGCCCAATCCTCTAAGGTACGATTAAAATACATACTACCCATTAAATCATTTTCCCTATACGTTTCTTCTAAATCTAGACCTACGTACTTTTCAATATAAGACTCAATAGCCGAAGCGTGTGCTTGCTTAATATCCTCTGATGAATTAGGAATTCCACCTAACTCTTTTTCAGTTCGAGATAATTTAGTATAATGCTTATCAGGTCTATTCATACAAAACCCTCTATATCCCCTATTTTTAAAATGATACAATAACCTAGGTTTATTATTTTCTACTAAAATAGGCATTCCATAAAAAACGCAAGCCATTAAGACTTCTTCAAAAAATATCTCTGCGGTTTGAGGTCGAGCTACATATTCTAAAAAAAACTCATTACTTGGAGCATCATCCATATTAAATTTAGTCATTCCGTGTAAAGCTCCATTAGAACCTCCTCCACCTACTGTTCCTGATATATCATAAGAGTCACACCCAAAAGACCCTAAGTGTTCGTTAGCAGGAAATTTCACCCCCCTTTTATCTATTAATCTATTTTGTAAAATTTTATTAGGCATCCAACTTACTAAAAACCTTCCTCTTGTATTAGGTGTCCATATAACTTTACTATCTTTTATTCCATCTTTCCAATGAAAACTACCCCGTGTAACAAAATGCTCTGTAATCAAACTATCATTATAATCTATTTGTTGATATATTTTAGTTAAGTTAAATAAAGAAGATTTACTTTCATCTCTAAATGCGTGTGCTTCAGTTCTAGGAAATTGTCTGTAAAATTCATTTAAAACATCTGCATCGTGCTTTAAGGAATCTACTTCCGCTTTCCAATAATCAATAGCTCCATTAGTAATAACCTCACTATCTACTCCTATTATTTTTCCTTTAGGTTTTTGAAAAACAGGTGCCCCATATCTATCAATAAATCCTTCCATATTCCATTCCATTGGAATAAATAAAGAATAGAGTCCACTTTTTGTTTGACCATTAGCGTTTCTTTTGGATATATCAGAATCTTCGTATAACTTTTTAAAATTACCACCACCCTTGCTTAACGCATTAGATGTAGAGCCCATCATACACTTTCCTATAATCTTACTACCAAGCCTTAAACACGTTTTAGTAACATTCCAATTGTTTAAAATGTTATTTGGTTTAATCCACTTTCCACTTTCATCGTGTACTAATAGTAATAATTTCTCCCCATCATAAGAGTTGTCGTCAGTGTTCTTCCAATCAATAGTGGTATCTAATCCATACAATTCTTCCGTAGTAGTAGTATACATATTCTTTTTTGTAATCTTAGATGCCGGAACTCTAAAAGCTAATTCAGTTTTAGGTTTATCCATTCCGTCTTGTATTGGTTTAAAAAAGAAAGGTAGTCTTGTAGAAATAGGAACAACTTTGTCTGTAAACATTTTTTTAGCATCCGACCCTGTTTTAGACAATATCCCTACTCTTGCATCTTTAGCTAAAGTTCCTACATTAACACATTCTGAAGAACCCATATAAGAAAAACCGGAACGTCTTATCTTTAAGTAAGTCATTCCAAAACATCTTTTATCCGCTCGACACGCTTCCCAAAAAATAAAAAATATTCTATTAGCCTCTCTATAATCAGGGTGACCAACATCAATAGTACTCCATTGTAAATACATATAATGAGAACCGGTAATATAAGTAGGTTTACCATTATTCATAAACCACACACCCTCTTCTCTTCTATCAAATTCTTGCTCTACATAATCTACCCATTTATTTTTAAATTCACTTGGCATAGTATTCCACTGAAATATAGAATTTATTTTAGCTAATGGTTTAGGTAATTCAGTTCTTTCCCAAAATTGTCTTTCTTTTTCTGAGTGTCTTTGAAGACACTGTGTGGGTGTTATGGGTAACCCTATTATTAAACCTTTTATATTTATTACATCTCCTATTTGACCACTTTTAGATATATTAATAAAGTCATATTTTTCGTTATAACCATACTCCCAAGTATGTGCTCTATTTTTTTTTGACAGAACATTTTTAGGAATATAATCCTTTATAATAGTATACAGTTTATTTTGAACGTCTTTCTGCAAATCCTTGTTTTGTTGCGGTTTTATCTATACCTCTGTTTATGCTGTCAATACTTTCTTGTTCTTCATCAATACGATTAAGAATCTCAAACGCATCGAATATAGCTAACTTTTTAGTTGCCGCGGCATTCTTTAATCTATCCGCAGCTAACTCATCTTCAGGGTCAGGTTTAATTATTTCCTCTTTAGCTACTTTAATTAATTGTTTTACCGCCCTTCTACCGGCTTGTATAATCTCTAATTTTATTTCTTTTGAAGTCATATTACCATAGTTATTTGATGGTCATAAAGTCTAAATAACTTTTCTCCATCTACTGTAAATTCATACTCACAAAAAGGTTGATAAGAAACCTTATCCCCTTCTTTTACACCTTTACTTTTTAAGTAAGTATTAGGATATTTCATTACACCCATTAAAGGTTCTTTATTACAAGGTTTCATAATAATACTTTCTTCTACAGGAACAGGTTTTACAAAACAATATCTATCGTGCGTATGCCACTTATCGTTTTTCTTAAATAAAAAAAACTGTTCATTATCTATAAAAAATATATCATCTTTAAAAAAACTCCTTCCACTTTTTTGTCTTCCTTTTATATCGTTATAAAATTTAAAAACATTATGATGAACAAGTAATATATCTCCTTTCTCAATAGGTCCTGTATACCTTAAAGGTAATTCTTGAACTACAGCGTAACGATTAGAAAATTTATGGTCTTCTTCGGAAGTGCTTACTACAATTTCTATTCCTCCTATTTCTTTAGTATTATCGTACCTTTTTCCTTTTAAAGGTTTAACAATAAAATCTTTAGGCGACCTCATTAAAAATTAATATTATACTCCATAGATAACGGCATATTAGGGGAAAATTCTTTCCATAATACAATCTCATTATCTCTATTTATTATCCATAGTTTAGTAGATAAAGAATCTTTATCTTGCCTAATTAAATGTATTATATAATTTCCGTTAAGGACTTCTTGACCTACTATATAGTGCATAGCACCCGATTTATAATCAGGTCCTACTGATATTTTTCTTATTTCCATTTTATTAAATTATTGTTTTACCATAACAATGCCCGCCGCATTTAATGGAGCTGCACCCGCGCCTGTGGTTTGATAAAGCTGTCCTGTTGCTAAACCTCCTACACCCGCTGCTGCATCATCATTATAAGACGGTAAAGCCTCTGTTCCCGCAAAAACACCATTCTTTAATGTTAAATTTATAAGAGCCTGAATCTTAAAATTTCTAGTAGGATTAGGAGCTCCTGTTACAGATACATCTGTACCTATAAGTTTATCCTCTACTGTTGGTGTAACTTCAAAGGCGTATGAACTAATTTTTGGCATAACTTTATTTTTTTACTTCGGTAACTTCTCCTGTTTGTGTATTAATACTAGAGTCCTTACCATATTTATCAATCAATATTTTCTCTTGTTGCATAAATTGAGACTTTAACCTCCCAATTTCTCCTATTATCCCTTGTTGATGTAATACGGTGTCAGCTAATTTAAGCTTAATCTCGTTATAGTCTTTTACAGACTTTTGAAGACTTTCTAATTCTTCTTTTGTTAATTTTGCCATTTGATTTAATTTTTAATTATTTATACAAAGATACTAATATTTTCCTTGTCTATTTTTAGGAGAAGATTTAGTTGAACCTCCCTTGCCTGCCCATAAATGTTTACACGCCCAATACTGTGCACCTAGTTTGCTTTTTTTCTCTCCACACTTATGTCTAGCTCTAAAACTTTTTCTT